CTTTGTCACGGCCGTTGACGAGTCGTTGCACATGCGCCTTTTGGCGCGTAGGGACGCCATTAGTGATGTCGCACGCAATGTGAGAGAGAACTATCTCTCGAGAGCCATTAAATTTGTGGGTCTCGCAGGGCTGTTGTACTCTTCCGTTTGTGTGTTGCGCGAGTTTGTTCGCGCCGGTAGACATGTCACCAATGGTTGTGTCGTCGCACCATTTGGAGTGCGTGAACATGATTCTTCAACGTACACACTACGAGCTGTAGCACCAGGTGGAGAAGTCATGCGCGAACACGTCTTCTCTCCCCCGCGGCCTTTTGTCAGGCTGGAAAAAGAATGCGTGAAAGCCGCAACAACAAAACTTGATTCCCAAGGCAACATTATACCTATGGACGCCAAAGATATCGCAGAGAGATCAGCAGAGGTGAATATATACAAACAACCCTTTGTCGAGACTATCTCTGTGGCTCCCAAATTGAAGACTGCTACCTCAGATGACATTGTGAGTAGACTTCATAAGCATCAAATACACTTTTCTGCTGCATTTGGTGATAAATGGCGAGTGTCCAATGGTCTTATTGTAGCTCCTCGTGTTTTGTTGATTCCTTCTCACATTTTGTTCGACAATGAGAATACTTTGAACGGCAAAATGGTCGAAGAATTTCAGTACCGCATCATTCGAAGGAGTCCAGACTCTGTTGGTGGGAGTTTCATAAACAAGGCTTATAGAGCCGATTGCTATGTAATCCCAGAAACCGATTTTTGCCTGGTGCATATGCCATCGCTCGGCGACTCCCGACATATGGACTATTTGTTTCCTGAAAGTGGTTCGTATAGTGGTCCTACGAGATTGGTCTACCGCAATGTGGAAGGAATGATGACTGAGTTTAGTGCCAGTATCACGAACACCGGATATGCTTGCCACGGCGGTAGCGGAAAATTTGCTGGTGGCAGTAGCCATGTTGCGCCACAGACCTTTGACGGGCTTTGCATTGCTCCTTATGTTTCGCTTGGTAGAGCGCCTGCAATAGTTGGCCTTCACTTGGGCGGCATCGCGGGAGCTCCGAAAGGTGTTTACGGATATTTGTCGCAAGGCAAGCTTTCCGAAGCCATTGAGCACCTGTCAAAGAGGAATAATTTCTGCATCCAAGTTCAGAGCGGTTCTTTACCCTGCAAGATTATGGGAGAGAATGTTTTGACTAGCACTAACGTGCATTCCAAGTGTCCTACCCGCTTTATTGATTCTTCTCACTGCAATTTGCATGTGTTAGGATCTTGCGTTGGCCGCGCCACATTCCGCCCCACTATAGTCAATTCTATTCTGACTAATGCAGTGGAGATTCGGTGTGGAGTCCCCCAGAAATGGGGGAATCCATCACGACATCCCTGGGAATTTGAGCGCAAGTTCGTTATCAATGCAGGTGATCCAGCGTGGAAGATCAACACAGAAGCCACTTTGTGGGCTCAGTCTGATTGGTGTGAACCTATCATTGACTGGCTCAAGGTTCAAGGTATTAAGTACCGCAAGCTCACAGAAATGCAGAGTATTTGTGGCGTCCCCGGAAATAAGTGGGTAGATGCCATCAACAGGAATACCGCAGTGGGTTTTCCCTTGAGTGGGAAGAAGCGAGATTACTTAGTCGAACTTGATCCTCTAGAGTGGCCTGAGTGGGACGAGCCCTATGGATTGGGAGAGGAGGTCGCCTTGGAAAAAGCTCGGATTCTGGATTGTTACTCTCGTCGAGAACGAGCTTATCCAGTCTTCAAGAGCTGTCCTAAAAACGAGGCTATACCTCTCGCCAAGAACAAGAAACGTTTGTTCCAATGTGCTTCAACTTCGTTCCAAATCATTGTACGAGAATATTTTTTGCCTTTGGCTGCTTTAATGAGCCAATGCCCAACCCTTTCCGAGTGTTCCGTAGGCATTAATTGTTCTAGTGATGAGTGGGACCAAATGATCGCACACTTGGAGACGTTTCCCTCCAACCAGTGCATTGCGGGCGACTACAAAGATTACGATCAACGCATGGGGCCAGACATTACTGCCGCTGCATGGTCGTGTTTAATTGATATCGCACGCAGTACAGGTGCTAATGAGGGAGAAGTAGCTATTATGCATTGTATCGCTGCTGACATGGTTTCTCCCGTGTTGGCGTTTGGCGGGACGCTTTTGCTACTTGAGGCTAGTAATCCTAGCGGACAAAATTTGACAGCCCATATCAATTGCATTGTTAATTCGTTGCTTTTGCGTTGCGTTTTCTATTTGTCACGCAAGGACAGGCTGCTTCCAATAGTGCCATTCCGTTCCAAAGTTGCTCTCCAGGTGTATGGAGACGATAACTTGGCAACGACGGGTGACCCAGGTTTTTCCATGGTCACCATCTCCGAATACCTCGGGGCGGTCGGGTACGTCTACACAGACGCTCAAAAGAGTGGGACTCTTGTTCCATTTATAGAGCTTGAAGATGCAGAGTACCTCAAAAGACACAGTGTATACCATCCCATGCTTGATTGCAGAGTTGGTGCCTTAGACGAAAATTCCATTTTCAAGAGTCTACACTGTTTCGACACAACTAGCAAAATTTCTCGACACCAGCATGCTGTTGCCGTTATTGAAAGTGCCCTATACGAGTTTTTCTTGCATGGGCGCGACACTTTTGAACGGCGTCGTAGTGAATTGATACTAGTGGCTTCCGATTGTGGCTTGGTCGTCCCCAATCTTGAACTAGACTATGTTTCTCGAGTCCTGCAATGGTACGAGAACTATTCTCCCTCCCAACTGGATACCGTAGCACGGAGACTACAGGCTTTGGGAAGGAATGACGCGCCGCATATTCCGAAGGCGGCAGGTTTCGTGCATATGGGTTTATTGCACGGAGATACCCGAGAACCCGGCAACTGTTTCCTAAACAAAGGTACAGAGGAAACCGATTCCTCACAAGTAGGTTTGGTCCATACCTTAAATGGGCAAGAGTCGGATGACTCGATTGTTGGAATGAACCCTCAGAGCGGTATTGAGTCGCTCAACATAGGCAGTGCTTCTAGTGCGACATGGCACCAAACCAGTCAGTTTTCTGATGGTGCCCCCGGTTCCACTTATGCCGTAGAATCTGTGCTTGGCGCTTCCACTATTGGTGGTAACGCCGAAGAGTTGACCTTGTCTGAGTTTTTTGCAAGACCTGTGTTGATTTCGCAATTTTCTTGGTCGTACAGTTCGGCGGCCTTTGGCATATTCATTGACCCGTGGGATTTGTTCTTTAGCCAACCCCAAGTTGTGAATCGT